GGCGCAGTAACCGAAACCTTTAGTTAAAAAATAAAACGGGAGCAAACAAATGAAGTTACCAATTACAATTGAATACAACTCAGGTGAGCAAGCAACTTATATTGCCCAACCACCTGAGTGGGCTAAATGGGAAAAGCAGACAGGAAACACTATTGGTCAGGCATCCGAGAAGTTGGGCATTTGGGATCTTATGTTTTTGGCTTATCATGCTCATAAGCGTGAAGTCGCCGGAAGTAAGCCCATTAAACCAATGGATATTTGGATGGAAACAATAGCCGATGTCATTGTTGGTGATGCATCCCCAAAAGCCACAAAGCAGGAAGCCTAAGCAGATTATTGGTTGAGTTGGCAATTGCCACTCACATTCCAATGAGTGAATGGGTTGATGCGGATGACATATTAACAGCGATCGAAGTATTGGAGGCAAGGAATGGAAAATGAAGCCATTGCATACAATAAAAAAGATCTGCGTGATATTTACAAAGCATTCAAACTTATGGATGATCAGGCTACTGAGGAAGCAAGAGCGCAATCTGCTGCTTTGGCTTATTTTGCATCAGAGGAAATTAAAACAGCAGCTAGAGGACGAACAAAGGCTGGCAAGGTTGCGGAAAGAGTTGCGGACGGAGTTAGCATCTCGAAATCAAGCAAAATCGGTGAGTTCAGTTATGGTTTCGCACGACAAAAATTTTCAGGTGGGGCTACAACGCAAACCTTATGGGGTGGTATTGAGTTTGGATCTAATAAGTTCAAGCAGTTCCCTTCATATTCAGGACGGCAAGGCAGAGGTTCAAGAGGTTGGTTTATCTATCCAACCCTTCGCAGAATTCAGCCTGAATTGATTAATAAATGGGAACAGGCGTTCAATCGCATCATTAAGGAATGGGTCTAATGGCTACTGGTAATCGCACGCTTAAGTTATCAATTCTTGCCGATGTTGATGACTTAAAAAAGAAACTAGGCGATGCCGATAAAGCCGTTGAAGAAAACTCAAATAAAATTTCTGAATTTGGCAAGAAAGCAGCAGCAGCATTTGCAGTAGTTGGAGCAGCTGTCGGAGCATATGCAATTTCAGCAATAAAGGCAGCAGCCGAGGATCAGGCATCACAAGTTAGGCTTGCCAATGCCTTGCGTAATACAGTTGCAGCAACCGATGAAGCCATTGAAGCCACAGAGCGTTGGATCGCAAGACAATCTAAGGCGACCGGTGTTACAGACGATCAATTAAGACCGGCATTAGAGCGATTAACTCGAAGCACCAAAAACATTGAGGAAGCACAGAATTTAACTAATTTAGCCTTAGATATTGCAGCTGCAAAAAATCTAGATTTGACAACTGTGGCAAATGCATTAGCCAAAGCCAACGATGGACAAACTACTGCCTTAAAGAAATTGGGTATCACTCTCGGCGATAATGCAAATAATTTGACTGAATATAACAAATTGCAAAAAGCATTGGAAAAAGCACAACTTGAAGCAAATTTTGCTTTAGAGGAATATGGCGTCAAGTCTAAAGAATATATTAGAGCCTCTGAAAAAGTAGCCGAAATCACTCAAAAGGCTAATGATGTTGCAATGGAAGGCATTGATGTATTTGGCGAATTAGGTACTCAATTTTCTGGTGCAGCATCCGAAGCAGCAGATACATTTGAAGGCAAAATGAGGCGATTAAAAATTGGAATGGATGAAGCCAAAGAAAGTCTTGGAACTGCTTTATTGCCGACAGTTGAAAAATTTATTACATTTTTGAATGACACAGGCATCCCTACACTTGATGGATTTATTGCTGGATTAACTGGCGACAAGGGATTAAGCGCATCGTTGCAAGAAAGTCAAAAAGGTGCTGAATCATTTGGAAAAGCAATTGGCTTTGTTGTTGATATTGTTAAAGGATTTATTGGATTTATAAGGGAAGCAATCGGTTTATTGACTGAGTTTGCTAATTATGGCGTTCGAGCAATCAATATACTTAATCCCGGAAAAGATATTGCTTACATTCCAAATATATCCCCAAATGCAGCTGCTTTAGGAATGTTGGGTGCGCCATCATTACCAGCACCAACCGCTAATGTTCGTGAGGATCGACCAACTGTTGTAAACAACATTACAGTTCAATCAGTTGATTCTGAAGGTGCTGCAAGGGCTGTCACTAAAGTAATCAACCAAAGCTCATCCAGATCAGTTCCTCAACTTTACAATAACGGCATAACTAGAGCGAGATAATGTCAGTCTTTACGCCTGAATATAAGCTAAGTATTAATGGTGTTGAGTACACCGATGTTGCCATTTCTGATTTAGCACATCAAGCAGGGCGTGAGGATATTTATGCCCAGCCAACGCCATCTTATATTCAGATCACATTGGTTGCTTTAAATAACGAAAATTATAATTTCCAAATCAATGATGGAATAGCCTTACAGGTCAAAGACAGCACTAATGCTTTTAAGACTTTATTTGGTGGAAACATTACTGACATTACAACCGAAGTTGCATCAGCAAGTAGCATTGCCGAAACCTTTAGTTATACGATTATTGCTTTAGGTTCATTGGCTAAATTGCCAAAGGTTATTTATGACGGCACATTGGCTAGAGATGATGATGGCGACCAGATCTTTGAATTGCTTGCTGATCTATTCTTGAACAATTGGAATGAAGTGCCAGCAGCTGAAACTTGGGCAGGTTATGACCCAACAATTACTTGGGCAAATGCTGAAAACTTAGGACTTGGCGAGATTGATCGCCCTGGTGTTTATGAAATTACAAATCGAGGCGCAAACCCAGATACTGTCTATAACATTGCAAGCCTCATTGCTGACAGCGCATTTGGTGTTTTATATGAGGACAACGAAGGTCGCATTGGATATGCCGATGCTTTACACAGGCAAAACTATCTTGCCAATAATGGCTACACAGAGATTTCAGCAAACACAGCATTTGGAGCAGGATTAAAGGTTTTGACTAGGGGCGCAGATGTCCGCAACGATGTATTCCTAAATTATGGCAATAACTTTGGTTCACAGGTAAGCGCAATTGATTTAGACAGTATTGAGGTATTTGGTTACCGAGGTGAAACGATCAACACAGTCTTGCATGATGCTACCGATGCTCAATCTGTCGCTAATCGGTTTATATCTTTAAGATCCTACCCAAGAGCATTATTTGACAGCATTACATTTCCATTGACTAACTCAGCCATTGATGATGCAGACCGAGATGCTTTGCTTGGCATCTTTGTGGGTCAGCCAATGCGAATAACAGACTTGCCTGTTCAAATAGCCCCAACTCAACAGTTCGAGGGTTATGTTGAAGGCTGGCGTTGGAGCACTAGATTCAACGAATTATTTTTAACCATAAATCTGAGCCCGATCGAATTCTCTCAAGTTGCAGTTCAATGGGAGCAAGTATCAGCCTCAGAGGCTTGGAACACTCTAAGTGGTACACTTACATGGGAAAATGCGATTGGAGCAGTAGCCTAATATGGCAAACACAACGAATTTTAATTGGGAAACACCGGACGACACAGATCTGGTCAAGGATGGCGCAGCTGCTATCCGCACACTTGGTTCAGCCATTGATACATCATTGGTTGATCTTAAGGGTGGAACAACCGATCAGGTATTGGCAAAAAATTCCAATACTGATATGGATTTTAAATGGGTAACATCAGATGATGCTAATGCAATTCAAAATGCAATTGTTGATGCTAAGGGCGACATCATTGCGGCATCCGCTAATGACACACCGGCTCGCCTTGCAGTTGGAACTAACAATCACAGATTAGTTGCAGCAAGTGGTGAAACAACAGGTTTGAAATATGTTGCCGATACTCAAAACACAGTAGTTGATGCAGAGGGTGATTTATTAGTTGGAGATGCTGCTGACACATTACAAAGATTAGCCGTTGGAACAACTGGACAAGTTCTCACAGTCGATACAACTGTCGATGGCAAAATTAAATGGGCAACTGCTGCTGGCGGTGCAAGCGGATTAACAAAAATTACTTCAGCAACATTTACTGCTGTTTCAAGTGTTAGTTTTCCAGACAACACTTTTACTTCAACCTATAAGGATTATTTGGTTCAATTTAATGTTACATTC